TCCTTTGCTAAGGACTTTCTTTGTCTTTTTGGGAAAACATCCAAGTGATTTCCACCATAAGACCTAACATATCGTTTAGCACCATCATCAATCAGATAAATAAATGCCTTTGAAGCAAGACCTTTACGATATTTTCCTTGTTTCTTCTTTTTTGACAAGTTTTTCAATATCGGCATATACTTTTGTCGATAAAGATTTGCATCATTGTCAATATAAAGTTTTAATTCTTTCATTTCGTCTGAGAGGTTTTTCTCAACTAATAAATCTTTAAGTTTTATCATTTATCTCTACCCATCATTATTTCATGTCGTAAATCTTCGAGTTTCTTAATCCACTCGGTTAATTTTTTAATCATATAGTTCTTACTGACATCCTTGCGATGTATTTCTGTGTGCCATCTTTTTAATAAAGTCGAAATACCATACAAAGAGTCCATATAAGACTTTCTGTTTTCTTCGAAAGGCATTTTCTAATGTAGCTGACCGACTTTATTCGCTAATCGAACTAACCTCTCACTAATTTTACTTAGAGCTTTGTGTGTGGTTTTCCAATAATCTCTTGAATCCACTTTTAACTCATTTTTTAACTTAACATTATACTTAACCACTCGTTCTAACTCTGTGAGATTGTCACGAGTCTCTCTCATTGCCATTCCAATTTTTTGCTTGGGTGTCATAGAGTCATCATTTCTCCAAGCGTGATATCTACCTTCATTTACTATTGACTCTTTCCTCCACTTCGGGTCATCAGCATTAAAATTGGCTGTTCCAATGGTTGGATCACTATGTCCACCAGTGTAACCAGCCTTTCCTTTTTTCTTACCCTTTTTATTGCTACCGCCAAATGCATGTGGTGTATTATATTGACCACCTGCACTTGCAGTAGAGTTGGCTTCGTCTAATTCTTGTTTGATTAACTCACGAACAAGTTTACGAAATAAATCTTCGTTAAGATGTGACATTGTGAAGTTCCTTAATAAGTTCGTAATACCTCATTAATGACACAACCTGTTTATCTTTAACTATTTTACCTTTCTGTAAAGTATCTGTCTGTTTAATTGCCTCTGATAATTTAATTTTTGTAATATCATCATTAACTCTTGGTAAAATCTTTGTAAGGATTTCTTTAACCTTTTTCACTTCACTATTTATAAATTCTCTTAGTGAATTGGTATTAGAAATATTGTTAATATATTCTTTTAATAAATTTCTTTGCATTGAATTAAGACTCTTATATCTACCATTAAAGTTATCCACCATCAATTGATAAGAAAGTAATCGTAAATCTTTATCTTCTTCCTTAAATTCAGAAATTATTTGACTATCTGTATTCTTCAATTTAACTTTGTTACGAGTAATATGTTCTATAACGGAAAAAGTACTTTCTACTTCTTCTGTAGGATTGAATATGGGCGTAGTTTCTACAATAAATTTCTTATAAATTGAAGCATACACTTTATAATTAGGAATGCGAGCCCTAAAGAAATCCTCTACAATATAATTCTTCTTAATCTCTTTAATAAGATTATACTTTTCAGTACGAAGTTTCTTATTTTGTAATTTTTGCCTTGCCCTTACGACAGCATCGACTAATTTCTCTGCCTTATGAGAAGAATTATAATTCTCTTTTAACAAAACCTGATATAATTGATTTTCCTTACCGAGTTCTGTGTTCTCGTTAAAGAATTTTTTTAGCATCTCTACAGATTTACTTTTATCATCACCATTCATTACATCTACGGTGATTTGACGGGATATTAATTCAAAAAGAATTCCCGTATTCTTAATCTTCGAGTGTTTTACTCGTTGGGCCATAATCTATGCTCCTAAATGTGTATAGTTCTTCATCTATAAATATAAAAACTTCTAATAATTCGTCATTTAAGTATCACTTAAAGACGAAGATACTTCAGTTTTATATTCTTCTTCTACATCAGTCGTTTCTACCAATATTTTTTGGTCTGCTCGACTTACTTTTCCTAAACTTTTCTTTAATGCGTCGTAATGTGCTAATGCAATTCCATATTTTGGACTTCCACTACCACCTTTTCGTTTATCGTGTGCTCCAAGTGGATCACGACCTCTTACACTTGAATCTTTTCCGTGTTTAGGACCTTCCTTTGGACGACCACTTCCTGGCCACCCATCGTCTGGCATATCCATTTCTAATTCTCTACTTGTTCTTGCTGTTCTTGCTCCTGGTGGTTGTGGTCCAGGTACTCCTGGCATTCCACCTTCTGCCCCACCAGCGTCCATCATTGCTCCTTGTGTTCCGATGGCTTCGTTACTTTGAACTGGATCATTTCCTTCCATTTCAATCTGTGACCATCTAAACTTTCGTTTTTGGTCTTTTAGTAATCCAAGTCTAACTTCTTCTTTTTCTTCTTCTGTAAATTTAAATACATTATCATAAATCCACTCCGAATCTGCTATTTTAGCGTCCATCATTGATTGTGCTAAACTTTGTTTGTTATTCCACAATTCAATTTTTTCTTCTTCATATATTGTAGATGGGTTTTTTAGATTTAATTCAAAATTAACCAAGTCTTGATCTGTATATCCTTGTGCGTATAAATGAACGATTGCAATTTTTGTCAATTCACTAATCGTAATTCTCTGTATCCTCTCAATGGTTCTTGCAAATCTTACATCTTCTGCTGCCAATGTTGCTTTACTACCAACACTTTCTTCATATCCAAGAAATGCCTTTGGTATCTTTAACGCTGCCATTAACTTGTTTCTTAGATACTCAATATCTTCAACTGCCTCATAAGTAAGTCCTGGTAAATTCTCTATTTGAGTTCCACTATCTCCACCACGAACTGGTAAAAAGAAATCCTCTGTAAGATTTTGGATATTATATTTCAAATTATAATCACCTGTATTTTGATCCATTACAGGTGCCTTCTTCATCTTATTGATTATCTTTTGCATAAAGTTTTCGACTTCTGCGGGTGGAATATTACCAATATCTATTTTGAAAACTCTCTTTTCTGGTGCTCTCATGATTCTATGAATTAACATAGCATCTTCCATAAGAGATAATTGTTTCCATATCTTACGGGCTCCTTCAATCATACCTTTACCATAAGGTAAGAAGTTTGCGTCCGACAATAATCTGAAATGTGCTATTTCATAATTTTCCATTTCTTTATTCCCAGACATAACTGAACTATGTCTTGAATCACCTTCTTCAACTATAAAAGTAACCAAATATGGATTATCTGGATCTTCTCCTTCAACACGAGTAACATCATATGCCGAAAGTGGAACTACATTTGTAATACCATACTTTTCCTTGATATCTAAATAGAGATAAAAATCTCCATACTTACATAGGTTACGAACCCACGGCCAAAGATTAAATTCTATATTCAACACATCATAAAATAAATTATGTAAAATATCATGAATATTTTCATTATCTGAATTGATTTCTAATATACTTCCATATTCATTTTTCATTGTAGATTCATCTGCATATACATCAAGTGCACTTGATATAATTGCATCATTGTCCATTTCTTCATAATCTCTAAACAGAGCTAATCGTTGTGCTTGAAAACTAATTGCCTGTGAATGTCCATATCCACCTGTTGATAAATTAGTATGTAATCTTGACCATCTATCTACAAGACTATTTCTCTGAGCACTTTGAACTCTATCCGTATCAGCAATTTTTAACTTCTTACCACCTGCATGTCTTACTATTACATTTGTGGAAAAAAGTCGTCTTAATCTTGCTCTTAAATTTGTTTGTGCCATTTTATCCTCTTATTATTTTATTAACCAAGTTAGATCTTCTTTTGTATTTCCAGTTTCCATTACCCATTCATCATTTTGATTGTCGGTCTGTGTATAAACTGGTTCATAATCTAACATTTTACTTAGGACTGTTTTTTGTAGGGCAATTCCTTCTGCGTTCAACCTTAATGCAGTATCTCTTACCCACAATCCAATTGCTAAACTCATTGCAAGGTCATCATTATATCCTTCCATTGCTTCAGCTCTGTTGTTGTGCCATATAAACACAAATAATTCATCAATTAATCTGTCCGAATGAACGATAACAGATTTTTCTCTGAAATATTCTTCTAATTTCGCGATTACTAATGGTCTTGTTTTCATTGTCATACTAAATCCAGGTACCATTTGTCTTTCGGAATTCCTATATCGGTTTGTTACTTGTCTTGCAACATCAACATACCTTAAATCTTTACTTGTATAAAATAGATTATCATATTCTCTATCAATTACTTGTTGAATAGCTGCCCAACCAATACTTGAGTTCTCAATAACTAATAACGCGTTATTAAACTCCATAGCAGTATTCATACATAAATTACCAAAATCTTTGGTAGAAATCTTTCCCTTGTATTCTGCAACTTGTTCCATGCTCTCTATTTCAATTACATGAAATGCAGAAAAATCAGCTCCATCACCACGGGCGACATCAGCAGCCACTACATAATTTTTATTATAATTTGGTTGTCTCCAAATCCACAAGTTACTATCAATTCCTCGTTTCTCAACAGGTTCTTCAATTTGTTTTTCTCTGTATTCCTCTAAAATAACACCATCAATAACACCTTGTCCAGAAGTGATAAAGTCACAATCACATTCTTGTGCTGCTCCACTTGGTCCCAATAACTTATCTTGCTCATCTCTCCAATCTTGTTCTCTATCAGGATGAACCGTCCAATGTAATTTGATTGTATTCCAATCATTCTCACCTTCTTCTGCACCTACCCAAGTTTTGTGAAACCAATTACCAACACCATTTGGTGTAGATAGGGCAATACATTGTCCACCAGTTGATAGAGTACTTTGTGCAGCAGTCCATATTGTATCAATCTTGTCAATAAATGCTGCCTCATCAATAACGAGTAAAGATAGTGCCTCTGAACGACCTGCGTCCTCAGTACTTGATATTGCTTTTACTTGTGAACCATTTGAATATCGTAGTGAGAGTTTGTTATCCTCAACACAATTTGACCTTACCCAACTCGGTAGGTTTGCGTGCATAACTCGGATTTTCGTAACCAAGTTTTTAGCGGTATCTTGTTTAGTTGCAATAACCAATATATTCTTGTCTGATTGAAATGTCATCATCCATAAAGAGTATCCAGCGGTTAATGTTGATATTCCCAACTGGCGTGCCTTCAGAATAACATTATAATTATTATTTTTAAAATCATTTAGAGAAGCTTCTTGAAACGGATATAAAGCAAAAGGAACTTTACCTCTTAGTGGATGTTGAATTACAGCATACTTTTTTAGGAAGTACACAGGGTCTTGTGCACATTTTAAATATTCCTTTTTGATGACTGACTTTATATTCTTATCACTCATTATAATTTTCCAAATACAAATCCTATTACTAACCACAAATATTGGTTTTCATACCATTTAGGTTCAACTAATTTAACCATCTTTTCGTTCATTTTCTCACGAGCATGTAATAAAACAATCTGTTTGTCTTTTGCGTTTAATAGTAAAGAATCAAGTTCTGTCTGATTCTCCAACTTTTTCATTAAACCTTCATAATCACTAATTACTAATTTCTGTGATGATATCAATGAATCGGCCTTTTCAATTTTACCTTCCCATTGAGCATCTCGTTGTTTAATCATTTCCAACGCTTCTTCTTGTGTAAAAGTTTGTTGCCCAAATAGTGGGATGGATAATAATAATATCCATAGATATTTCATTTTCATTCTACTATCGTTGTTTTTGAAGTACATAGACTACACCAGTTCCACCAATAGTTACTTTACTTACACCAATTTCGTAAACTTGACCTGCGGTTAGTGCTGCGGCCGCTATAGGTCCACCTTGAATCGGTGTAAGTACAACATTACTTGCATTTTGAACAAGTACTGCTGCTCCGTATCCCATTGATCCAGTAAATGCTACTGTGGTGTTTGAGGCCACTTTAACTGCCCTGTTATATTTACCAGGCGTCGGTGTAGGTAAACTACGAAACATTGTTCCTGCATCTGCCATTTTTTATCTCCTTATATATAATTATTTACTCTTGGAAAACTTACGAAGAAACTCCTCTGCTGATTCTACATCATCACTTTCGTAGGCTGTTTCCATTTTGGCGACCTTTTTCTTATGAATGGTCAACTTTCTTTTTTGATTTGTTATCTCTTTTTTATTTTCTGTTTTATTTTCTTGTAATTTTTCTATTCCCTTTTCTATCTCTTTTTCTTTCTTTTTATTTTCTTTTATAGCCTTTCCTAATTCTTTTACCTCTTTACTTTTGACCGCTCCTGCAGCAAAAAGTCCACCAACTAAACCAAAGAATCCTAATATGAGTTTCCATATTTTCATTATTACATCTCCATTATTTTTTTGTAAGTAGATTTACCCTCTAATTGTTTTGTTTTAGAAGGTTCGTCAAAATCACTATCATCAGGTTCTTGGTACTTTCCATACCCCTCACCATCTCGTGAAATCTTTTCTTGAACGGGTTTAGGTATTCTAAAATTTACAACCTTTCTTCCGTTTATTGTTGGCATTCCCCAATCATCTTTACCAATCTCTTTAACTTTAATTTTTTTATTCTTGAATCTACCACCTAAAATGGTATCTCCAATATTCACATCTATTGTAATGGCCATTAATTAACTCCTTTTGGTAATAAGTCAACCAACTTTCCACCTTTCCATTCTCTACCTTTAACTTTACCCATTATTCTGTGGTCTTTCCACTTACCCCACAATTTTTTATTATTCGCGAAAACTTTTTGTCCACTTGGATTCACTTGTCTATATCCACTATCGCTTCCCATTTTCTTTGAACCAGGTTCAGGCGTTGATGGGATTCCACCACTTTTAGTTCCTTCAGGCGGTGTAGTAGGTTTAACTAATGTTTCTGAAGTAGAATAAAAATTTGCCGTTTCAGGTGGAATAGTATATTCTTGTTTTCTATGAAATCCGTGTATACCATAAACCCTTTGTTTAGGTGATAATGGTGGTGTATCATCTCTAAGTTCTTCTGCCTTAACTTCTGAATTACCATCGGGATCACTTAAATATTTATATAATTTACCTGCATCTCTTTTTGCCCGTCTTTCATTGTTCAAACTATCTGGTCCACCATAGATATTATCTGATGCTGGAAAATCAATTTGTTGCATTCCACGAGTTAAACTTGCAGGTCCTACATATCGTCTTTCACCTCGTTTGGTATATAAACCATCTGGCCATGCATCACCAATATCTGTCGTGCCAGTGCCTCCACCCCCAGAATATGAGCCCTCCTTAATGATTTCCCATAATCCCTGTTCAAATGTGTTCACTATGCTCTCCAACTTATCATAAGGTTTTGTCCGTCAAGTTTTTCCGTTACATTATCTTCTCGGTGTAACTCTCCACCTAAACCTCTTTCTATGATATTCTTCAAATCTTTAAATGTTAAATCTTTATCATCAAAAGGATGTGCCATATGTCCGTATGCTCCACCCTCTGTAATTAATTCTCTAAGTTCATCACTCCACCAATCTTTTGTTAATGGATTATATTTTTCAACATGAAGTCTTGGTCGTTTCTTATCACCATCAAAATTCTCATCAGAATCGGCCGATTTTGTTGATGCATCAGGACCAACTCCGGCTGCCATTGGTGGACCGGCTATTAATTGATCTTTATCAACTCCCATCCATTGTATTACCTTCCAACCTAAACTATCCATTACATTTCGTAAAGTCTTTTTATACTTTTTTACCTCTCCGTGAGATATTGGATTTGTTGCCCTGTAAGACATAGTATAATCTTCTTCTGGATCCATTGCTCCTTTACTTAATATATACTGGACTACTTTCCATCCTAATTCGTTCTGCATTGATTCAACCCATTTTTCCGTTTCTTGTTTATATTGGGTTAAAGTTCTGAAAAATGTTGGAGGTCCGTCATCAACTGGTGCATTTACACCCATAGTTCCTTCTTTTAAAATCTCTGTAATATCATTTTCAACTAAAAAATCTCCTATGACATCACCACTAAATTCTTTTAAATAATCTCTCATCTTGTTTCAACTTTATTTTTATCCAACCACCATTGAACTTTATTAACAACTACATCAAAATTTCTGTGGCTTCTACTCAAATCAAATGAACTCCAATAATCTTTTACCAAATAATATGCTGGTTCTACATCTTTTGAACCAGGTCTGATATTTCCTACAACTTGATTTGATTGCATATCTGAATCTACATGATATTTCAAATAATCATAATCAAATGGATTTGAATAATAATCATTTTCATAAATCCATTTTAAAATCGGGTCAAACTTTACGCCCTTTAAGAACCAATCAGCAGGTCCTCTAAATTTACTATGTCCCCAACCTTGTACATAAGCGTAATACTGATACATTATGTTAGTAGGATATCTTTTATTACCTGGCCTTCCCTTGTAATCTAATTTATTAAACCCCTCTTTCATAACTTCCTTACAAAGTTTTTTTGTACCAGATGGTATCTTACTTTTTTTACCAGTTTCTTTTTGAGCCTGTTTAATAATTTTCTCAAAATCTGATGTAGTTACTATTCGTTCTACAATAAGTTCTTTTAATTTAATCATCTTTTTTCCAAGTCAAATGCTCTGGTCAACATAGCGCCGGCATGTTGAAGTTCAAGACGAGCTTTTTCATACTTCTTAAAGTATCTCATTAAAGTTCTATTCTTACTCTTTTTAATATCATCCTCAAGTTCATACCAAAGTCGTCCATCTCGTGATTTATGAATATAATCACTACCAACTTTTAGTAATTTTTGGTGATTCCATGAAATATCTGAAAGGTCTACCTTTTCTTCTAATATTTTTTTAAGTTTAATCATTATCTTTTGTAATAATCTTCAAAACGTTTGTAAGCTGCCCGTTCATCAAATTTACCCTGACGTTTTACACCAATTTTTATTGCATCTATAAATGCATGCTTCAAACCAGGAGAATTAAAATCTGACATCATTTTATTGATGTTATCGATTGACCTTCCAATTCCTGCAATGGCGTTTGTTAATGGCTTCTTAAGCCGTTTAGCCTGTTTTTCATCTGCGGCGGCCACGCTATCTTCATCAGCCTCACTCATCATATCTTTTAATTTAATCACTTATTATCTCCGATATATACTGATACACTTATAAATATTAAACTTCTAAACTATTTAGTTTTTCTTCAACCTCTGTTTTCATCTTATTCAATTCTTCGAGAGCTTCTTTAGACATAGTTTCAACTTGCTCTTTATTTTGACTCCACTTTTCTTTTTGTAATTCAACTTCTTTAATTCCAACAGAATCAAAAACTTCTACTGGCTTTGAAGCTTCTTCTTTCCAGTCCTCTATACTCCCAATTTGGTCTTTTATATAGGAAAGTTGATTGTTTAACACCTTTTTTTCTTCCCATTCCTCATATTTACCCTCAATTCGAAGCTTATTTTCAAATTTTACTTGGCAATCAAAACAATGATTGTGTAATCTATACATTTTGTCATCTAATCGTCTTTTCATCACCTTTTTACACTCAGGACAAAACCAAGGAGTCTTTGCTTCCTTTAAAGCGTCCATTCGGTCATTTTTTCGTTCTCTTTCTGCCTTTATTTCTTCCTGTCGTTTCTTTTTTTCTTCTAAATCTTCCATATGTACAAAAATTCGTTTATCTGGTGTTTTACCACTTAAAATATCTTGTCTTGCCTTTACATGCCTTTGATGTTCATTCATAAACTAACTCCTCTGTAACGAATCAAGTTTAAACTTAAATCTTAGTTCTTCAAGTTCTTGATCTCTTTTCATTAATTCTATTTCGGCCTGAATATTTTTAATTTGACCTTGTTTTTCTATTTCTTCTTCCAATGATGTTACTCTACTCTCCAATTTGTACCATCCACCACCTAATGCGCCCAACAATCCTATAATATTAACAATAAACTTAATATTACTCATCTTTTTCATCTTAAAGATTTCTTGTATATCTTCGAAATCTTCCATTAGAATGTCATAAGTCCTGTTATTTGATTAATCGGTGCAAATGCTCCTGTAAATTTAAATGTTTTTCCATTATACTTGAAAACTATTCCTTCACTTGGAACTATTGCATCTAATCCACCTATCCTATTCAATTTATCCAACTGTAATTTTAATGTATTGAGTTTTTTCAAATCTCCACCACTTCTAACATTCTTAATTGCTGCATCTAATTGTTTTTTTACTCGTTGAACCGTAGAATCTGGACTTGCTGCTAACCAACCACTTACATTTTTCATTATTTCTGAACCAACCTCAAAAAATAACTCCTCAAATGGTTTCATATTCTTTTTAACCATTTTTGCGTGGTCTGCTTTATCGGTAGATAATACCCAATCTAAAAATTTTGGATGGTCTTTTAAATCTTTTCTAATCATTGGTATTTTATATGACTTATCAAAGAATGCCCATCTCTTTGTAAGTTTTTCTAATATTTTATTGGGTATCTTTGGATAATCAGTTTGACTGGCCCCATTCATAATCCATTCTTGCCAAAACATTTGATGATACATCGAAAGAGTATCATTATCACCTAAACTATATTCCTTTTGTAATTTATTTAATTTACTTATAAAATACTTTTTCTTCTTATCAAAATCTTGATGTTTAGGTACGGTTAAAAAGTTTGGTTTTCCAATCTTATAATGTTTCTGTATATTTTTATTTACTTGTTTAATCATACCAGCTAACATTCTTGCACTATCTTTGACCTCACCAATTGCATTTCCATCATCATCATATTCTAATGCCCCATGAAATACAATTTCGGCTTTGTCATAATTTATAACATTGGATGACTTAGGCCACATAACTTCAAGATTCATCCAAGCTTTACCATTCTTAAATATCTTATTTCGTTGTTTATCCGAAAGTGAACCAATGGCCCTTTCCAAATCTTTCATAGCAAAACTAAATGCGTCCGCGATATCACCCCTACCTTTAAACTTAGAAATTATTCCACTTGTACTTAGTGCAGTTTTACCACCATCCTTTAAGTGTCCTTTGTTTCTGGCAGCTACTAATTTTCCACCAGTTGCTTCTGTAATCTTTTGTTCCTTCCAATTAAATAATTTCTTAAATTTATTATGCATCATTAAAAAGACACCTTCATCCCAATAACCAAATGCATCTTTAAATAATTTTTTCCTTTCTTCATCCGAAAATTTCTGTGAACCAAGTAATTCTCTCATTACCGTTCCACTAACTTCCTTTCCACCAACCTTAACTGATTGATGTGGGGCAGTCATAAAATATCCGTGTTCCTCATATCCCTTTAGATTATTCTTATTCTTTTTATAATCTTGGAAATATGATAAACCACCATCTTTCCTTTTACCACCTGCCAATCTTCCGGCATCCTTTTGTCCGAATATATATATCACGGCAGTGGTCTCGGAATCGTATTTTTTTAGCACATTATTTGCCACCAATGGAACTTTTTCCTTGATAATACGATTTTTAGGTACACCCATCTTGGTCATATGACGAAGCTTCTCTCTGTAATTCATAGGATGTTTAGGTGGTTTTTTGATATCTGATGTTGTGATGTAAGCGTCATCTACCCTTGACTTTAACCACTTGTAAGTCTTTAAGTGATGTGGGCCAAATGGTTGATATCTACCACCATAGATACCTATTACTTTTTTAATTTTTTTATTATCTTCTGATAACCACTCGTCAAAAACTTCCATAGCCTTTCTCATACCACTTGTCTGTGATTTATGATGTTTCGCTCTATTATACATCGTTTCCACAATTTCTTTTTGTTCTGATTTAGACCTATTCGTAATTGACTTTATAGTTTTATTTGCAGTTCTAACTGAATCATAACCAATTCCCTTTATATGATCCAATTTAGTTCGTGGCCAATAATATTGTTCTCCTGCCTCGTTAAGTTGTTCTAATTCATGTTCTTTTAGAACTGGATTTACAAGTTCCCCTACAAGTGCACTATATTTAGGTTTTTTTGTAGTTGGAACGAATTGTTTATATTTTTTATCTGGAGTATGTTCATATTCTTTTACAATAAAACTAAGTTTAGACTTATAATCATTTGGAAGTGTATTTTCTATACCAAGAAACTTTACTGCTCCTGGAACAAGATAAAGTATCATTTCCCTTTTATTTAAGTTCATAATTAATTGACTTGAAGTCCAAAGTTTATTTTGTGCTCTAACTAAATCATACTTGGGTCCCTTATCTTGTATATGATTATAAAACGCAGGAAATAATTCTTTATAATGTGGTGTCTGGTGTACAACATTTAATGCATTCATCAATCTTAACTCTGAAGATAATTTATCATTTCCTCTTTGATAACCTTGTTCAGTATGTTCTATTCCGTGATTAGTTCTTACTATTGGTTCTTTACTTAAATCTTTTATCTTTACTACAGGCTTAACTCTACTTGTATTTTCTATCACTACGAGTTTTTTACCATCACCTACCAATGTATGACCTTTAATCCCACCATGATATGATACCAATGATTTTACAACATCGTGTAAAGTTGTCTTACGAAGTGCCTCTCTAATTCTTGCACCATCTTTGGACATCGCTTTCTTTTTCTTTGACTTATCAAAATCTTTCTCATCTCGTTTTACGAATAATGCAGAGTTTACCAAACCGATTCCATGAGAATTCATTCCCTCTGACCAATCTGTATCTTGGTCTATTACATAGCATAACTCAACACCATAACCAGTTAGTTCCCTAACTACTTTAAGATTCGGATTATAATTTCTATCTCGGTTTTTACCGATAACCATATCATTACCGAACATTGATGCCACTGCTATACATTCTTCTATGTGTTTCTTCATCTCCGTCCACCCTTATCAAAATCTTTTGAGAATTTTTTGAGTTTATCAAATGCTCTAAACTTTTTCATCTTTTCTTGTTTATGCCATTTCATCTTATCAAATACTTTCATTCTCATATGTTGTTTTACTATCCAATAAATATCAAGAACATTGCCTCCCATAGATTTTATCCACTTGGCATATTTCTTAACGAGTTTTGCTGATACATGCTCGTGTCCGTAATGTGTCCAAAACCCTTTCTTTGGATGTAGTTTTGCAGTTGAGTCTTTACCTATATCGTGAAATAGAGCGGCAAGTGCAAAATCTATATCACCAGTTTTAAGTGCTCTGTTAGTAACGGCAATCGTGTGTTTTAACACATTACCTTCTGGATGAGCATCTCTCCGCTGGTCGTAATTTTTGAGATTGTAAACTCTTTTCTTTAAATCACTTGGTAGTGCATTATAAATGTCTTTGAATTTCTTCGGTTTTTTTCTCATTGCTATTTCGTTCATTTTAAGTTTCTTTCTCAACTTTTCAATTTCCCTTTGAACTTTCTTTTGGGCTGAACTTCCTGGCATCATTTTCATTGCCATTGTATAAAGTTTATACAACTTTGCCTTATCACTATTTTCATTTAAGAATTTATCTTTTTCCTTGTTTTGTATTGCTTTACCAATATCCTTCCCCTTTAAATCACCCGAAACATCACTACCTCTTACCGATAGTTTAAATCTAACTAACTTTTTAAAATCTTTTCCAATGTACTTACCCCATTTAAGAATTTGACCTTTACTCAATTTAGTCTTTTCTTGAAACTTCTTAATCATAAAGATATTCTCAGGTTTAAAATTCTGTAAAGAATTCAAAAACTGAATATCGACAATTTCTTGATTAGGATAGGCTAAACCATTCAATTTCCGTAATGAATTTACATCATTTTTTCGTAAAATCCAAGATAAAAATAAAATATAATCGTTTTCATTTATGTACGGAACTTTAACTTGAAATCCAGGTAATATCTGTTTTGTAAATCCTAATGAATCAGCAAGTTGTAAATACTTTTTAGTTGATTTTGCCTTTTTGATTGACTTGACAAATTCATCTCGTATCCTTTCTGTACTTACACCTTTAAGACTTGGATTTTGTCTTAAAGCCTTTTCTGTTTCTTTCCCTAACTTACCACCAAGTGCCCCCTGAAATCTTAATGCTCTCATCTTTCTTAACGGATCTTCATCAAATCTTTCGACAGCATTTCCAACCGTTCTGATTTTTTTCCTTTTCAAATCTGCTATTCCACCAACCAAGTCTACAATCTCTCCCCTATCCATATCGTAGAACAACGCATTTATGGTTAAATCTCTCCGTTTAACATCACCTTCGATGTCGGTATAATCAACTGAACTTGGGCGTCTCCCTTTACCAATATCCTTTCTGAATGTTGCTATTTCGTGTCCAGCCACTATCACGACACCGAATTGTTTTCCAACCTCTACGGTTTTCAATCCACCTTTTTTTGCTATTGCCAATACCTCGTCAGGTTTAGCGTCGGTGGCCAAATCAAAATCTTTTGGGTTCTTTCCTAATATTGCATCCCTAACTGCTCCACCAACAACAAAAAGTTTTTTCTTGTTTTTCTTAAAAAGTTTGTGTATATTCTTTATGTCAGAAGGGATGTTGAGCCTAAATTTAGAATACTCATTCAACGGAATTAAATTAGAAAGATAAATCATTACCACTTCCAACCTAACATTGTCTTAGTTCTAAGATAATGTTTTGCTGCCTCTTCCATTCCATACTCTTTATCTATCTTTGGATGCCAAGTATCTTTAAAGAACTTCATTGGCATTCCCTTGAAAGCATATTTACTTGAACCAGCCACCATTGTTTGCCAATCTTTTACTATCTTCCTTTTATCTACTATCCAAACATGCTTATATCTTCTACCATTAGAAATCCATTTATTCTGTACTGAACCAAATACAACTTTTGCCTTTTTATCTTTTTGGTTAGTCATATAATATTTCCAAGCCCACGAAACACATTCACCACAGGCGATAACTTTTTCTGATATTAGTTGTCTTAGTTTAATCATCAAAAACTCCTTTTCTATCTGTATACCACTTACGATATTTTGCTGGAGTTCCAATAGTTATATTTTTTGTAAGTCTTTCAAGTTGGTCTTTTTGTTTCTTATCCCACTCCCAACCCTTAGCTACTCTACTCATTACAAATACTTCTTTAATCTTTGCACCATATATCAAAATTTCATTCCACCAAACAGAACCCTTCGTGGATGGTGTTGCAAGGTTTTTCTTTACTAACTTTTTATGCTTTTTCAATAAATTATTTGTCAAGTCAATGTAGTCAGCAATTACTTCCTGTGCCTTTTTATTTAATATTTCTTTAACTGCCGCTTCATATTCTTTGATATTATCTGCAGTAGTTCCAAATTTTTCCATCATTTTATCTTTTGTTTCCCATTCAAAATCTCTCCACGATTCACGGCCAGGAATCTTTTTTCTTTTTGCCGCCGAAGCTACCAAATATGGATCATCAAAAACTATTGTTGAATTAATCCACCTACGGCCTGTTTTATCTGGTTCACTTTGCATATCAATATATTTTCTTGCTAATAAAGTTCCTTCTATCCAAAATATAACTCCGCCTTCAGTCTGAATACCCTTTCCTTTAGCTAATTGAGAATCTTTACCGGCACGAGTAAATGTTGAGATTGATTTTTTACTACCAAGTAATTTTTTTACATTTTCTAAATGATGAAGTGTTGTTACATGAAAAGAAGTTATTGGTATTTTACCAATTATTCTCTCCATTGACTTTGGATAGATGGGAATGGTTTTTTGATTAAGAACCCAATCTAATGTTTTTCTCGTATGGGCAGGATACCACTTATCATCAATCCAATCTTCTAATAATAAATCTTTTAATTTAATCATATTATTTCTCATAATCCATTGAATAATCTTCACCACCATATTTATCCCAACTTGCTATAGTATCATAAAAATCTTCATATTTAATTCCAGTATTAATAACTCTTTTTATCACTTGAACTCTCTGAATACTCTTATCATCACCTCTACCTTTTGCTGCATCATAT